ACGACGATAATCTACGTTTACGTGTAGACTATTTATTGAAAATTATATCTGACGACGAATTTAAAAAGGAGCTTCAGAGACGTGATAAACATAAATCTAAATTAGAGGATATACGGAATATATACGGAATGTTCTCTGATACGTGTGGTGATTTACTTCGTCAATGGGTAATTGATCCAACTAGAACTAAAGATATAATGCGCACCGTTCATGCATTAGCAGATTATTCGAATAATGTCATAACAAAAATACGAAATAGGTATAATTGTTCGGTACCTTATTATATATTTTTACGCGCACTTTAAGAATAGGGTCGTTTACATCATAAATGAAATTAATAGAATTAGCTTCGGCAATTACATCACTTTTTCCATTTATGATTTTAGAGAATCTTGGTAGTATAACCAGTGTATTTTATCATATACATAAAAATGAATTTATGTATAAACTCGTTTATATATCCAGACATGTAGATTTACTACGATTAGGATATGTATTAAAAGGTAGTTTCGATTATATGGAACTTATATTTAATTTTTTATCCATTGTTATCATTTATAAATCGAATACAGATGATAAAAATTATATGGATATAAACCTGATGATAGGTGTGATTAAAAGTACATTTGGTATACCTAAATTACAATATATCGTTTCATTGTACTTCTGGATGATAGCATTTATTATTCATTATGATACTATATATGGAAAATATACAGATATACTAGTAAACTTACTTTTGTGTCCACCCCAATATTTATTGAAGAATAATATTCTTAACGTATAGTAGAAAATGAATAGAATTATATTATTTACATCATTTTTAGTTATTATATGGTTTTTCATACCCATATATGAAAAACCCAGAGTAATAAAAAATGTATTAACTGAAGATGAGTGTAAACATATACGAGACATTGCATCTAAAAAGTTACATACATCTACAGTATCTATGGATCGTGATACAGACGAATCTGTCCGAAAGAGTGAAACAGCGTGGCTAAAAGCATCTGAAGATCCCATTGTTGATAAACTTATACGTAAGTGTGTATCAATGACGGATCGACCTTTACATAATTGTGAAGATTTACAAGTTCTTAAATATAAACCAGGTGGTTTTTATAAACCACATCAAGATTGTTTTGAAGATGATAAAAATAAACGTATGTACACATTCATAATTGCCTTGAATGACGAGTATGAAGGTGGTGAAACAGAATTTCCAAATATAAAGAGACGGTACCGTTTGGAAAAGGGTGATGCGTTGTTCTTTAATACGTTAAACAATTACGAATGTATAACTAAAAAAGCGTTACATGGTGGCGCACCCGTTAAATCGGGTGAAAAATGGGTATGTAATTTATGGATTCGGAAATACAGATATTAATTGACTTATATAATAATCGCGTCGATCGAATGCTAGATGTACAAGTGTACATACATTTAAAAGACTATATACGAAATAATATATAATATATTCGAAATGAAAATTATATGATGCCATCGTAAAACACACCGAAAGATAAAATATATGCATTTTTAAAATATAAATATTATTTTCTAGGATTGAAACGTATGATATTGCAGCCATAAATGTATCCATAAGTGTTCGATAATTATCCGATATCATAATAGTACCCATTATTGTTATAAAAAGCATAATAAAATGCATAAATTTATACACGCCACGTATTTTAACACTTCTTACATCTATATTTCTCACGTGATTTCGTTCCGGTTCGGGTTCCGGATCAGGTAATGGTAGAGGTCTTTCAGCCGTATCATCTATACCTAATACAGGTATATCACCCGGGTTTATAACGACGTTATAGTATTCATTCGTCGTCATATTCTCCTCTCTTATTGATTAGTATTTTTAAACCAATTTTAGTTTAAGATGACAAAAACTTCCCAGTTTCATCAATGATGAGTTCACCTCTATCGGCTAACATTTTTCGGTGTAACATATGATGTTCCTTAACATCATCCTTATTCTGTCCGACGTATGGTACGGCGTAGCCTTGTTCACACATCCATTTATTCACGTTCGTCCAGATACCATCTTCAAATACCCACAATTCACCGAGTGCGCGTCCGTATTTACCTACCGAGTCGCGTTCTTGGCACCGCAATTCAATTTCACAATCGTCCTTATCGGATTCAACCGCTTTTGTGACCCATTTAAGAATCTGTTTCTTCGCATGTTTCCCATAAATCTTTTCGGTCAAATCACGCGTTCGTGATTCTTCGGTATCGATACCGAGCAATCTCACGCGTTGGCGAATGAGTACATCGAACCCCAAATCGATAAGAACGTCGACGGTATCACCGTCAACGACTTTCGAACACGAGTCGATTTTGTATTTAAATTCACATGGTTTTTGGTTGTAGGTAGTCATTGTTATATAGAGTATACTGGTTTAATCTTTAACCAAGAATGTGATGACATTCCCAACACAACGTTGCCACGGGGTACTGTTTATGTAATTCTATAAACTTCCTCAATATTACATGCGTTTGGTATCCTTCTTCTGATCGTGATTCCGAGACAGCCATTTTTAAAATTTCGGGTCGAGATTTGATAGTGTGTGCATGTGTTAAAATACATTTTTTACCTCCACTTTGTATTTCATTTTTCTTCGCACCACACCCCAAACACGAGGGTGCACTTCTAAAAAAGTTTTTTACTAAATTGGCGGCATTCGCTTTCGAATAGTGTATTATATTCTCTTCCGGTGTATCCTTTGGAATTGTAATACTATATTTTTCACTCATAATTTGAATTCTTGTTTTTTGTAATTTACAATCTATAAAGTTAATCGAATCTTTTTTCAATTTTCGAAACATACCCGAATTCGTATCGTGTAAATTTTTAATGTTATCATTTATGTACATATCCGATACAAGTTCACATAAATCATCCATTATTTCATCGTTATTTTCTTTATTAATTTTCAAACATTTTGTTTTTTCATCACGTTCAAATTTATCACCCGTCGTTAGAAATCTATAGACTTCAATCATGGATCGAAATCGCTTACCTTCCGGTGAAAAGTAATAGTTATCGGTCATACCCACGGATTTACCTGATTTTCGTGTTTCTATTTTGACATACCATTCATCGTTTATTTCCTGTCCCTTATCTTTTAGATATTTCTTAAGACTATTGAGAGCCGACATATCATACTACTCTATAAATCACGTATCCTTTTAAGTTCATCGCATATTTTCAAATAATCACCTTCGGGTAAATTTTCCGAGTTTTTATCGACGAGTTCCATTACAGTTCTTGAAACATTTCGTAATGTTATATCTCTATCGTACGTAGGTTCCGGTAATAGTGGGGGTCGACATAACCAATCCGTTCCCGTAATCGCCCCGTCATAATTGTATATTTCACGAATGTGTGTTAAGAAATCCCGTAACCGCGTGTAATAAGTTGTTGGTGAACATACCGAGTCATGTCTAAAAATATAATCTTTAATGACGAGTACGTTTTGAGTATCATTCCATAACCCTTGATTATAATTAAACAGGGATATTGGTCGGATAGTACCATCCTCGGGTGTCGGTAACGTATCGTTACGGTTAAGGTACGATGCGTTATAATTGAACGAAAATATAGGGGACGCGTATGCTTCTATACTTTGTACTGGTCCTCTACCACGTTCATTTTCATATATTACCTTAATGAGTATATGTTGAATACCTTCACATAGGTTAGGTATAGTTGACCGTATACTACTATTGACGAAAGGTGTTGACGGCATTTATATATACTTACATTTATTCCTTATCCGGTTTTATAAGAATTTCGGGTGCATCATCAACTATATCAATGACGTATCTACTTTGATTATCGGTGGGGGATACCGTTACTATTCGACACTTATCAGTGCTGATCATAGTTTGGTCAGAAACTTTAGTTACTGGTATTGTAATGGGTCGACACAAGAGCATCCACATTTATATTATATGTTATTTAAAAATAATAGTATAATATAAAAAAAATGGGTGAAGATGTAAAAGAGTATATACAGGAAGGTATATACTTTTCGAACGATATAATGGATGTCATTGAAGATGTTTCCCAAAGGTATCAAAAACATATTTCCGTATCCATGGAAATAGGTCATTTTGATGAAATTAATAAATGTATGATGAAATTGTCTAGAGCTCTTATAAGATATAATAAACAATATTCAAATTTTGTAAAAGATTTTAAAGGAGATAGTGAAAAAGGTTTATACACAATTATAGAATAAAATGTTATTCTAATATAAATATGTATAATTTTAGACTATACACACCTGCATTTTTTATAATATTATCAAATTTATTAGTGACAAAACAATGTGGATCTTTAGTTAGTTCAGGAAAAAATGTACCCTTTAGACCACCTGGGTGGGTTTTTGGTGTCGTATGGCCTATACTTTACTTTACAACAGGTCTCGCATGGTCTTCCAGTAAAAAAGATTATTTATTTTCAATGATAACAGCTTTGTGTTGTTTATGGTTATATATTTATTCATGTAAAAAAAATAAAAAATCCGCGTCTTTTATACTTTTATCGACTGCATTACTGTCTTGGCACTTAGTAAGAATTTTACCTAAAAAATCTAGAAATGCCATGATTCCATTAGCTTTATGGACAAGCTTTGCAACTTACCTCAATATGTACGAAGCATTTACTTAAAAATATAAGTAATACTTAAATAAATGATACAACAATATGCACAACACGTATATAAAATACTTGGCCCCGGTTATAGTGAGCGTGTGTATCACAATGCAATGGAAGTTGTCTTACGGAAAAATGGGATACATTACGAAACGGAGAGAATAGTTCCTATTGTATTTGAAGGACACACAATAGGGAATCTTCGCGCCGATTTAATTTTAAATAACAAAACCGTGGTCGAACTGAAATCAGTTAAAACCATGAACGATGTCATGGTCACACAAGCACAAAACTATCTACGATTGACGGGGTTCACGGAAGGGTACCTTATTAATTTTCCTACATCACTTAACACCGATTTAGAAGTTAGGTATGTGACTCTGGATCTTCAATCTGATTCATCATGTACATAACTGGAATCATTTGGTAGATCTTTTTCCATTCACCCTTGGATTCTTCGTAATACTTTTTAGGGTCTTTAAGCCCTTCTTTTATAATTTCGTTTATCTTTTCTGTGTAGAACTTGATTTCTTCTAAACAGAAATTGTAATATGGATCGTTGTTCATTACCTATATTAAATCTTTATTTTTTAACCTTGTTTCAAGTAATTTTTAAAGAGTTCTGGCGTGTTTCTCTTTTTTACTGCAAAGTTTTTGAGCATGTTACTCAAACTGTTATATACAACACCTTGACGCAATGGGTTCTTTTTCGTATTCGATTTTGTTTTAGATTTTGGTTTTGGGGAGTTTGGGAATTTATTATTCGTTTCCTTTTGTAACTTTTTAGAATTGTTATTACGCACTGGGAAGGCCATTTTAGTATATATTTAGATTTTAAATCGTTGGTATATATTCCCAATGAAGGACCTCACATATCTTTTTCCATATAACGTCCTGTTGGTATAACTTTTCCTTCGATTTCAAAAGTGGAAAATATTTCAAGTACTTATCTTCACTCAAAAGTTCGCAAAACTTATAGAGTACATACGAATAACTCAAAAAGTTTTTTCTTTCTGGTGGACAGTTATCATCAAACGGTTTTTGAATATCCTTGAACATTATACGTAACCGTTCTTCAAGTTCCTGGGGCATTGATGGTGGTTTTATCCCACTTATAATATTCGTTATGTACGGAACGTGCTCGTAATATTTATTGAGTTTCAGTTTTTTTAGAAGGGTACGAACACGTGCATGTGTAATTTCATCTAAAACTTTTACCTTTATTTTTTTGAGTTCGTTGCGTAACTGTTCTATTACCTCGGGTGGTATAGTTGTCGTCTCTTGTGCCTGAAACTGAGATAACCATTCGTTAAAATGATTTTCACGTTTATACGAATAATTAACTATCTTTTCCGACGTTTCTTGTTCTTCTCTATAAGTTAATTCTTCACTTATAAGTGTTGCTAAAATCATACCACAATTATCACATACGAGATCACTTGTATCTGCAAAATGAAATACGTTACTCTCGGGACACACAGAGCACACTTCACGCTTCTTTTCTATGGGCCTATCTATATTACTCACTTTTTCTACATCTATTAAATAATCATTAAATATGTCTTTTCTCTGTAGCCCAACTGTTTCTTTACAATTGAAAACATTATCGGTATTTACTTCTTTTTTAAGTTCATCAGTATACATTTCTAGATACGGCATACATTGAATTATATATTCAGACATTTCTGATTCATACTTTGATTTATTGATAGGGTCTTCTCGAATAGACTTATCCCATGTTTCAATTTTGTTATTGTACCTACTTAAAAAATTACCTTCCATATTAATTAAATAGAATGCTCGGTAATCTTTTAACTAACGTTATTATTTGGGCTTACTCAACACTACAATCAATATTTTCCACTCCAGACTATAGAATTGCGGATTCGTATATGGAATATTTTTTAGATTACACAAAAACACCTTTACCAGAAGAACTCGATGAATTTTGGTACGAAGAGCGTAATGAATGGGATGATGAGACCGAAAGTGTTTTCAAAACATTGAACTTTTCAAATTATAAAGATACAACAATTCCAGAAAATGTTACGAAAACTGTCGTTCGTGTTAAATATTGGTACAATAACACGATGTACAAATATTTGACGTATGATATGGATCACCAATGGCCGCCACCACGTAAAAGTGGGGTTGTATTTAACATACCAATCGTTTCAGCTGTTTTGCTCGATTCGGATGATAAACCGGTTAAGGACATTTTAAACAAAATTAAACGATACGCGGGTCCACGTAAAGATTTTCATAACGAAAAGGTTAAAATTAGAGATATGTTATATTATGACATGGAGACACTTGAAAATGATTTTCCAAAGATAAAATTACAAAGTGCAATTGGTATGACTAAAGTTGTAAGTACCGTAGATGGCTGTATTACTGATCTTCAGGTACCTTAGTTGCTAAGTAAAATTTCAACTCACCCAAATTAGCAACGTTATATTTTAATATCAAAAACCTATTTTGTTCTTCCTGCATAATTTGTACTGTAGAACACATACTCGTCGCTTTTGTAAATATATTCATGTATCGAAGGGAATATTCACCCGAAATTTTGGGACTTTCTTCCGTACATTCAATATTCGTTTCCTGGTTTGCAAAATCACCCATACATTGTAGTTTGAGGTGTGTACCTTCCCTGGTTATTTCTATGATATTACCGATATTGTGCATATCTCTACATATTCTTTGAAAATCCATAGATGCCATTGGTGTAATAGTAGTCATGGTCATATCTGGTACCTCGATCTGATTTTCATTTATATCGAGTAATTTTAGAGCAAATTTAGTACACGTTTTCTTCGATTCATTATGAATTTCTATATTCATAAACTCTTTACAATTTATAGACATTACGAGAACATCGTTATTTGTTATCGATTTAAGAAGTTTAAATGTATTCGCGACATTTATACCCGCGATTATATCGGTTTCGCACGTATATTCTTCGAAATTATCGGATGAGAGGTACATATCTACTAACGATGTACGTGCTGTATCGAGAGTTACGATGTATATACCATCGGGTTTAAAGTATATATTTACATCGTTTAGTATATCCTTGAGTACTTCAAATGTTGATTTTATGGCGCTCGCCTGAATTGTTGCCAATTTCATATCTAAAATATACAAGTTTTAATTCTTTATATTCTTATTATATGCATCTGATACACTCTGACTAATCTTATCTTCAAGTTCTGGGGTCATGGGAGGTTGTAAAGTTCTACCGTAATCATCTAAACCAAATAAGTCTCCTGAACCTTCTCCATCCCCTTCTAAAGTTGTTGTTGAACAACCACCAAAATTACAGGTCTCTAATTCTTTTACGGGTAAAAGTGATTCTAACCAATTTCGTATTTCATTACCTACTAAAAGTTTACCGTTTTTGGTAAGCATAGTTGGAACACGCGTAATTTTATTCTTATATTGAGGTGGTATACCTAATTTATTAATGTTATGATATTTGACAATTTGCTTGAGCTGTGAATGTTTATTGATATAATCAATTACATCCAAACTATGATTACACTGTGGACTAAAAATTAGAAGGGACATGTCTTAAAATAAAGTTTACTTTTTTTTTATTAAAAAAACACATTTTTTACTTGTTTTTTTATATATAGAATATAGTGGAAAAAAATAAAATCTTTACACCAGTTTGTGATTACCCAAAAAAAACTTTTTTTATTCTATACGAAGTATCTTCTTGAGAATGATGTTGAAATTCAAAAATAAATTATTTTTTTACTAATCACTAAAAAGTGTAAAGATTTTAAATAAAATAAAAATAATTATTAATATTAAATAATGAATACTATAGTATTGATATTGTTAATACTTACTGTACTAATGATTATGTCCAGGACGGAAATGTTCACAGAACAATTCGGATTCTCTGGACACACGAAACCAGTAAAAGATGTATTATTGAAAGGTACTAATACAGATTTATCTGATTATGAAGAATCAGGTGAAGAGCTTGAAGTATCGAATGATCTCATGCAAGAGATGATTCTCGCAACAAACAAAGAAATTTCTAAAAAAACTGGTCTTTGTACGTATATTATTGAAACGTTATCTGTAAAAAAATACACAAATAAAAACACCAATCAGGAAATATACAGATGTATGTTTATGACGGTGAAACATAAAGGGTTTGCATTAGGGTTTTCTGTTACATCTGATTTACGAATAATTGAAGGAAAAGCTATTGTATTAAAGGTGACAACACAACCTATCGACGTTAAACCTCCTTCAGATCCAAGTATTTATCAAAAATCAATAAAAGGTAAAGAATTTGAAGATTATACAGAAGTTAGACAGAGTGAAATCGACATAGTTAAAAATACAATAATAATAGATAAGGTTATACCCGATTCACAAGCGATGTACGGTAAAGATAGTATATAAAACTCTAAAATAATTATAATGATCAGTATTGATGAAATAACACGTATAGCTGAGAAGAGAAACCAACTGAAAAAAGAAACGTATACTAAAATTTACGAACAAATTTCAAAGAAGATACGCCAGTCTGTAGATTTGGGGCATAAATATTTGTTTTGTCAAATACCCTCCTTTGTTATGGGATATCCCCATTTTAACAGGGCAAAGGCGCTACAGTATATAAAACGACAATTTGGAATAGGTGGATTTACAGTTCAGATTATAGGCGAATACGAATTATGTATTTCATGGAAACCGAAAAAAAAATCACGAAAAAATGAACAACGCGAAGATCCAGAAGATACAGAGGATTTCCCTACCCTCGTAAACCTTAAAAAGGCTGCAAATAAATACAGGGGAAAATAAGTAATGCGTGAGACTTAAAGTTTAAATATGTAAATATACTACAAATATGAGCGACCCTTTAAATATACTCGTTGAGGCAAAACGTGAATATATAGGTCAATTATGTTTACTCATGTGCCCAGTTATGATTGAAACGTATGAAACTATGTATGAAGAAGCATACAAACTCACAAAAGGTCGTAAGGTTCTTGTAATGTACCAAAAACTCCTGAAAGAGGTTCCAAATTGGAGTGATGCTATGTCTAAACAACATACTGATAATATAACAAATAGGTGTGCGTGGTTTAACGATTTATTAGCTGCAGTTTTTGTAAGTTGTGTGAAAATTTTATCCGCAGTTCGTTTGAATAAAGATAATAAGAAAATTTCATTGAAACTTCCAACGAATGAAGTTTTCATTCAAACGTGTTATAACAACGCCGCCAAAGATTTATACAGGGACCCATACATTTATCACGAAACGCAAAACGAACACGCTAGAAACGATAAATTATATGAACGTTTCTGCATGTGTATTGAAACAACTGTAAAAGAACTCATACCTGTGCAACAGATTTTACAGACGTATATGTCACAAACGCAAGAGGGACAAGATTTGGATCTCGATGAAGCTGAAGTTGGAGACTCTGAAGACCCTGACCTTATTGATGGATATGAAGAGGAAACCTCAGAAGAACCATTCGACGCTGAACAATCTATGGAACCATCAATGGAACCTCCAATGGAACAATCAATGGAACCTCCAATGGAACAATCAATGGAACCTCCGATGGAACAGGTAATGCAACCAGAACAAGAGAGGACATCACCATTCGATAATGAATTTAAAACTATTAATACCAGACAACAACAACAACAACCAGAAGATGATGAAGGTGTTTTATTTCCAGACGCATCTGAGACCCGTGCAAAAAAAGTTGGGTACTATTAAATGGAGTTCGAAGACTATTTAAGAGACCCCGCATGGGCCGGAATAATAGCCGGTTTTATAACTGCAGGATACATACACTTTAAAGCAAAAATCAACAACGAAGGTAAGCTTCCCGTAAGTGCATATACAAAACCAGCTGCACTCACCGCAATTTTAGTATTTTTTATTGTTACTAACGGACTAGGTAAGAAAGAGACCATATCAACGGAACCATTTTAATTTTCTGACTTAAAGATAATATACGTATTTACATTATAATATGACTTCCGTGACCGCATTCAATGATATGATGGGTCAATTTCTTGTGGAATTACACAAGACATTTCCAGAAGAAAAAGGCTTGAAAAAGTGTTTATCGGCTTTCGATTTAATGAAAGCTTCAAACCCACGTTTAGTTGTAGACGGGTTTATGCAGGGTGTTACCCCATATGCTGATAAGATTTCGTCCAAAGACGAATCATTTTTCATTGAAGAATCTAAGAATTTAGATTTCATGAAAGGTGTAAATCTCGAAAAACACTGGGGAACTGCTTCAGAGAACACAAAAAGTGCGATTTGGCAATATGTTCAGACGCTATATATGCTCGGTACAACCATTAGTTCTATCCCAGAAGACACACTTTCCATGATTGAGACAGTTGCAAAGCAATGTGCAGATAAAATGGGTGAAGATGGAAGCGAACTTGACGAAGCTGCATTGATGAAAACGATGCAGGGTATGTTGGGTGGTATGATGAAAAAATAAACTCACTATATATAAATGACATCTTGGTTTGAAGATCCAAAACAATTGGTTCGAGTAGAAAAAGTTCATGAATTTTGGCCGTCAAAGGCACAATCTTCAGCAGACCGTGTTAATGCATCAGCTCGTTTTATTATTTACGCGACGTGTATAATTTATCTTATAAGACGTGATCCACGTATATTTGTTTTGGGTGCGACTGCACTTGGTGTTCTTTATATAATGGAAAAATCTAATATGGTGAAGGACGGTGTTATAAGACCAGCAAACGTATACAAAAATGTAGGCAAAGAATGTTCAATGCCAACAAAAGATAATCCCATGGGAAATGTTCTCATGTCGGATTATGCAGATAGACCGGACAGACCACAGTCATGTCATTACCCAACCGTAAAAAACTCAGTAAACAGTTTTCTTACAGGTGATGTGCTATATGGACCAGCCCGTTCACGTTCAAGTATGCCCACATACCAAAGAAATGCATTATCGAGGCAGTTTGTAAGTATGCCAAACACATCTATAGGCGATTCACAACATTATGAATTTATACATGGTAAAAGAGGTAATACATGCCGTCAAGATCCAACATTGTGTAACCCAGATGCGAGAGGGGTTCAACTCGAGGCGTTTTCTGGACTTGATCCAAACGGCGATAAGAGAAGTGGTATGCATAGAGGTTCGGGATTAGCCGCCGGACATAGTTCGTAATTTTAAACAATTTAATAATAAAGTAGTAGATACTCGATTTCCATAAACAAAATCTTTTGTAATAATAAATGGCGTATCAACTCCAACCAGGAATGAAAGTGGTTCAAGATCACGCGGTTCCAGCCGTTTGTGCGACCGAAGAAGTTTTTGTATATCCTCAGCCCAGTACCCTTAACTATGGGTCGGGTAGACCAAATACCATGTTATATGGGACCGCTCCATATATGGCGGGTAAAGGTTCCCCAGCACAGTATATTGACACATCTGATCAGCTCAGACCACAAAGTACATCTCGTTTCAATAAAGTTTTAGCAAAGACTTACGAAAGAAACTTTCATCCACTCCAAAATGTTCAGTGTAAATTACCACTTAGATCACGATCCTATGAACCATCGAGTACCAGAGCCGAAATGCAAAATGGTTTGTTTCAGCAAAGATACCTCAATAAAAATCTCGCTAAGAAATAAGAATGGCTGATCCTATATCTATAATGGCTATAGCCGGCTTAGTTTATGCCGGTAGAAAATTAAGTCAACCAGACGAAAAATA